TACAGTCACCCATTCAGACAATTTCGGTGTTGGCTGCTGGGGCCAGTGGACAATCATCGACAATCAATGTTAACGGCGATATCTGGTATCGCGCAAACGACGGAATCCGCAGCTTTGCAGTTGCTCGAAGAGATCATGGAACTTGGGTCAATACTCCACTTAGCGAAGAGGTTAGCCGAGCATTGGGAGGTGATAATGAATCTCTGCTTGGCTTCGGTTCTAGTGCTCTTTTTGACAACAGACTTCTCCAAACTGTTTCACCCTACACCTACAAAACCAACAACGAAGACCGGGGAGTAGCCCATCGTGGCCTAGTGGTGTTGGATTTTAACCCGGTGTCGAGGATGTTTGACAGGTCACAACCTGTCTGGGAGGGCGTGTGGACAGGATTACAGGTGCTTCAAGTGGTCTACCATCCGACGGTAGATCGGTGTTTTCTGTTTGCACTCGACACTGACGGCGACATTGAGCTTTGGGAGCTTTCGAAAAAGGATAAGTTTGACAGCTATGACAATCCGATAGAGTGGGTAATTGAGACTCCAAGTTATGGGTTTGCAGATCAGGGTTTTGGCGAGAAACTATTCAGGACGGCTGATTTGTGGTATGATCGATTGACGGGGCAGGTGGATTTCACGTCGAAGTTCCGCCCTGATGATGACCCGATGTGGCAAGCGCATCACACTTGGCAAGAAAATGCGGCTTATAGGGACTGCAATCTTGCAACTTGCAATGTTCCTGCAAATTACTTGGAACAATACAGAAGTCGTGTTAGACTTCCTGAGTTCGCAAATACGTGCGACAGTGTGGCCAATAAGCCACATAACCGTGGATTTGCATTTGCAATGCGTTTCGAAATTACAGGTTACGCTAGAATCAAACGATTGCTCTTAGGCGCTAGGTCGGTGCCAGAGGATGTTGCAGGGGCTTGCCCAGCGAGCTCACAGGCTGCTGTGTCATACACAGGTTGTCCTCCAAGTGATTACAGCTATACAACTTTGAAGTAAAATGGCATCAGCAAACTTACCAATCATTCCAGGCAACTTGCCCGAGGGTTATTGCTATCCAAACTCCCCGCAAGAGTTGTTGAATAAGTTTGCGGAAGAGTCACAGGTGTCACTGGAGTCTAGTAGCTTCACAATCATTATTACGTCGGCTAGCCAACCAGCCGCTACTGACCGTGACAAGCTGTGGTATAATACCACGGATGATCGATTTTACAAGTGGCTATCTGGGGCTTGGGTAGCTCGGCATCCTTACAATGCCGCTAGCCCAGTGCGATTGTGGTGGAACAGTGACTTGACCACGCTTCAGACTTTTGATGGAGGTGACGCGGGCACAGCAGGAAACGCTAGTGGTCCGATGTGGGAAGAGGACACAGCTTATCGAGGCAGAATGCCAATTCATGTGGGAAGCCTACCTTCAGGCGCGAGTGTTGCACTAGGTGATACTGGGGGTGCTGACACCATCACGCTGAGCACTGCCAACATGGCAGACCATAACCATTATGGGCAGACATACATTCGAGGCACAAGTGGGAGTGCCACTGTGAGCAGTGACCCGAGCGGCAACAGTAGCAATTTCTATCATGAGGATTCGGGGCACACAGAAAATTCCCAGAATCAGTTTCACTTGGCAGGTCTGCAGACCACTTCAGTTGTTGAGACTATCGGGGAGGCGTTCAACAACTTGAATCCGTATAAGGCGGGTTACTGGATCAAGCGGACGAGCCGCATTTACTACCGAGCATGAGCTATCTGACACTAGGTGAGGTTAAGGAGAAGGTTGCACGAGCCGTTGGCAAGTGTAGCACAGACACCTATGTGACTGACCTTATCAATGAGGCTCAACAGAGACTATTGAATAGAGCCCAGCATGTGGTGGGAGGGTTTGCGAGGTATCGATTCTGCACAAACGAGGGCTGTATTGTTTTGCCTCGCCAGATTAAGACAGTTGAGCGGTTCGCGGTCTGTGAGACACCGGGTGAGGTTTACCCTCTCTGGCATGAATTTCTAGGAAACGGCACTTACCTGTATGGTAATGATGACTCTCCTGGTCGCATGATGATTGACCACGGTCGGACTGCTACCTTTGCAGACATCGAGAGTGGAAAGTCAGTGACACAGATCACAGTGACCAATGGAGGATCTGGTTACACGACAGCGCCTACCGTTACAATCACTAATGATAGCACAGACACAACCGGAGCAGGTGCCACGGCTACAGCAAATGTTGCTGCGGGTGCTGTGGTGAGTGTTACGATTACGGCCAGTGGTAGTGGCTTTACGGCAACCCCAACAATAGGGTTTAGCGGGCCAGGGACAGGTGCAGCAGCGACGGCTACTATTGGATTTAACCGAAAGGTGAGGGCATTGTCTTCTCTAGCTGCAACTGACACAGGGAAGACAGTCATCATTCAGGGGTATGATGAGAATGGTCAGTGGGTCAGAACACTGGATGGTGCAAGCTACATTGACGGTGAGAAGTTGACGCTTGCTGGGGCTGAGGTCAATAGCGCAACCACATTCACGGCTGTGACTAGGGTCATTAAGGAGGTCACTAGCGGGCGGGTTGATATGTGGTCTTGGGACAGCACAGCTAGTCTGTCGAGCAGGCAGATAGCGGCTTATGAGCCCGGCGAGACTCTCCCCACGTATCGCAAGATGTTTGTTCCTGGTTTGCAGAATTATGACAGTTGCGGTAGCAACAGCAGTTGTGATAACAAGTCTGTGACTGTGCTGGCTAGACTTCAACATGTGCCGGTAGCTGTAGACAATGACTTCCTTGTAGTGGATAATGCAGCGGCGATCAAGTTGATGGCCATGGCCATTCAGAGGGAAGAACAGAATATGCTTCAGGAAGCGGCAGTCTACGAAGCAAAAGCGAACAGAGAGATCGAGGGTGAATTTCAAGCACATACTGGAGAAGGCCCAGTCGTTAACATCAGACACGCAGGCAAGCTTGTGAGTGGAGCTAACGTGTTCAACCCTATCTAGACAATGGCATTAGGAATAGGATCGGCAATAGCAATTTCAGGTGGGGCAAATCTCTTAGGGGGTTTGTTCGGTGGGCTTTTTGGTGGCAAGAAACCTAAGGTGCCTGGGCTAGAAAGAATCGATGCGGGCAATGTCCAACAGCAAACCATACAGCAGAATCAAGAGAACCTCGCAGCCACGGAACAGCTTGGCAGGGAGGTTAATCGTGCGAATGTTGCGGCGGCTCAGCAGGTCCTTGATTTGTCTTTGCCGGGGCAGCGAGAGCAGGCCACCAAGAACGTTCTCGCGCAACTAAGGGGTGAGATTCCAGCAGATGTTGCCCAACAGATTGGCAGGTCTTCAGCAGCACAAGGTTTCAATCTAGGTGTTCAAGGTTCTCAGCTTGGCAGGAACTTGACGGCAAGAGATTTAGGTTTGACGTCATTACAAATCCAGCAGCAGGGACTACAGAATATGGCAGGCTTGGCACAGTTGACTACGCCAACGCCATTTAATACTCAATCGATGTTCTTCTCTCCACAACAAAGGTTGGCATTTGAGCAGCAAGAACGTAACGCGAGATTCAACAGGGATGTCATGGCTGCTGGTGTAGCGGCGGCGCCTAGTCCGATGCAAGCATCAATGGGCAGAGCGATTCAAAACTTCGCGCAGGATGTTGGTCAGATTGGGGTGTTTAGTGCTGGAATGGGTAACCCGCAACCTAATGTCATCGGACAGCCTGGTAGTGGTTATGCAGGCCCTGTTCAACCTGCGATTCAACCAACGACCAGCACGTCAAACCAGCCATTCTTTCAACGTTGGCCGTATGCAGCATAAAGGCTTATGTCAGATTTAGTCGGTCAGATTTTTCAGCAAGTGCCAAGGCCCACAAATAGTGGGCTGGGGCAGTTCTATGCCCAAGGTGTTGCGGCTGGGCAACGGAATAGGCAGTTGGATCTGCAAGAACGGCAAGCGAGGCTTCAAGATCTGGCGGCGGGTTTTCAAATGCGTCAGTATGAGGCAGAACAAGAGATCGCTGTAGCTCAGGCAGACGCGGAAACGCAAATGGGCGAATTGATGTCCAGCATTTACAGCAATCCTAATGGATTCAATGATCCTGTGTTGAGAAATCTTGGGTTTGATCTGATGTCCAGACTACCCAGTAACAGTAAACTAGGCCCACAATTTCTGGATGGTATCACGAATGCTCGAAAGTTGCAGCAAGCTCGCCGAACTTTGGACGAAAACGAGGCTCGTAGTGCAGAAGTGGCAGAAAGGGCTGGTCTACCTCCAGTGGGAGTCGCTGGCGGGGAAACTACCTACGGTATCCCCCCACAGGACAAACAAACTAGTCTCAGCTATAATCCCGAGACAGGGGAGTTCGAAATGACCGAAATTACCGGAAACCAACCTACAACCGCGAATCTTACACGTCTTCAGCAAGCTACCTATGAAGTCGAAGATCTTGCTGCATTAGGCTCGGCGTTGATAGGCTCGTCCAGTCCTTGGACAGTTGGGCCTGGAGGGTTTGCGAGTAGAGGCATGGTAAGGTTAGGGATGAAAGAGGCAGGAGCAGAAACAGATCTAGCCGTTGACCAAGTAAGATTTCTGTCGGCTATGGTCAAGTCTTTAAAGTCTGACGGGAATATCGCAAAAGATGAACGAAATCAATTAATCTCAGAATTTGATAAAGACTTCTTTGACACCGAAGAACGCTTTGATCGAGCGGTAGGCCGCACCACGAGGCTTTTGATTGAGTCTCAGAAACGAAGACTTCAATCATCCGGGCTGCAAATTCCTGACAATCTCAAGGTTGAAAACTTGCCTTGGAATCTTTTGACGCCCAACGAGTTTCTCGTTAGGACTAAAATAACAGATCCAAATGCTCCGGGATACCTACCTTTCAACAACCCGGTGGAAATACAGGAAGCTTACAAATCTTTAGTTTTCGACCCAGACGTGCCACTTCCTTTGGTTGGTAACAAATAGTAAAATCGATAATGGCCACCACAGATGAATTGTTCTTAGAGGCGGTAAAGGCTAGATGGGGAAGCCTTGAAAATGTGCCTACGCCTAGCGAGCGCGTCGCAGGAACAGCACAGGCGGCAGAAGAATTTGCTGCACCTCCTGAGTTAGAGGCTCCTCCACTGGCAGCTATACCGCAAGGGCCTGGTGATCCTAGAAATCGAGACCAGTTTGGATTTCTGACAGATCAAGGGTTCATCATGGAGTATCGAAGGCAAGACGAGCGAGGTCAGCCTATTCCGTTAGATATTGATACAGGAGCGCCCCTTGGAGCTCGCCTGAAACTAGGGTTGACTTCGAATACAGAAGCTCAGCAGAACATTCTGTTAGACACATTTCCCGGTGCTACCGTGGAACAAGTTGAAGGGGGCGTCATTGTGAGGGGTATTAGAGACCCTGAAACGGGCGCTGTTAAGGATTTGTTGGTCGATGAGAGGTCACCTAACTTTGTGAAGGACATGGCCGATTTATCTGGCATTGCTCTTGAGACTGCGGGGGCTGCTGCTTTGTCGTTAATGACCGGAGGTGGGGCGGCTGGTGGTGCTATTTTGAGAACTGGAATTAAGCAAGCTTTGGCAGGAACAGCAGGCGCTACTGCTGCCGGAGTTGCTGGTGAAGCTGCCGTAGGAGGGGCTCCTATCGAACGAATGAAAGAAGCCCCTGGTGAGCTTCTGTTTGAAGCAGGATTGCAGGCTCTACCGTATGGTGTGGGCCGTCTTGTAGACAAGTTTGCGCTTGGATCAAGAGGACCTCTCCAAACCGCATTGATTGAGTCTTACGGGCGGATTCTCAAGCAGACCGGTATTGATATTGTAATGTCCCCGTCTCAGACCACCGGAATGAAAGCGCTAGCCCAACGTGAGGCGCTAGCAATGCAAACTCCGACAGGTAACCCTGTCATTCGCAAAATGATGGAGAGCCAACGTGACTCCATGAAGAAAGTGCAAGAATGGGCGCTTGGCGCGGGTCCGTTGCCGGACAGATTAGTTACAAATACTAGGGCTATTCGAGCACTGTCCAGCGAGGTAGATTTGCAAGACGCCTTAATCTTTGAGAAGCGAACTAGTGACATCAAAGCAGCTTCCGACAAGATCCGAGACATGATTGAAAAAGCCACTCCGGCTGGTAAAACAGCATATAATCGAGAGAGTGGTCTTGTTGCACGTAGCGCATTCAAGAATGTCAAAGCTCGTTTTGATGAAGTCGCGGCGGGATTGTATGAGGATGTTAGAAGCGCTGGGGATCCTAAATTCAAGATCGGGAGCATTAGAGACTCTGTGAAGGAGCTTCGGGCATCTGTTCCTAAAGATGAAGCAGGTGAGCCCATTGAACAGTTTGTGGGCTCAAAATTAGAGAGCCTACTGACAGGCTTCGAAAGACTTCCTGACGATGTGCCTTTGAGCACGTTGAGGGAACTTAGGACTGATCTAAATGAGTCTTTATCGGAAACTCAAATTTTGGGTGACTCCAGCAGGCGCAAGGTTCTTCAATTGTCAAACGCCATCACCAGAACGATTGACCAAGGGACAGAAGAGCTAGGGGGGAATCTCAAGCAAAAACTCGATAGGGCAAATAAGTTTTACCGCACAAATATCCCTTTGTTCCAGGACAAAGAGCTAATTAAGTTGTTGGCGGATCCTAACCAAGCCATCCTCCGCGACGAGAATATTGTAAACGCGGCCTTGACTCCCACCTATTACACGAAGCTCAAGGCAGCTCTTACGTCTGACCTGGCAGGCGACCGT